TCACAGCATCAGCTCGAAATGCGGGCTGTCGCTTTCGCCGCGCTCGCGCGGGCGGCCGTTGCTGTTCCAGTCGGCGCCCCAGCGCAGGCCGATCCCCAACTCGCCCGCTGCGGCGAACATCAGCTTCGCCAGCCGGTCGAACGCCCACAGCGCCTGCCAGTCATAGGGCTCGGGGAACAGGTCGACGGCGTGGCCCCAGCCGTCGGGCTGCACGAGGTGCTTCGATGCCAGCGGATGACGCAGCCACGTCACCGCTGCCACGCCCGGCCGGGCATAGCGATCGGGCACGCCCGCTGCGCGCAGCTGTGCCACGGTACGGCCCTTGCCCCAGTTCGCCCACGCCGTTTCACGCGAGCGCACACCCTCGATGACGTGGAACGCCGGCGGCGCCATCGCGGCGGCGCGCTGCACCACGCCCACAAGGCTTGGGTGCACGCCCTTCAGTCGATCAGCGCCGACGATCGGCGGCAAGGCTACCGGCGTCCCCGGAGGCAGCGCCTTGTGCTGGTAGCGCGCACCGCGCCCGAACCCCGCCGCATAATAGAGCGCGCCGGCCGCAACCGCGCTCGCAGCCCCGCTTGCCACTACCAGTTCGATCATTCGCCGATCCTCCGTTCCGCCCAGTCGCGCAACCGGTCGCGCGCCCACGACGGGCCAAGCACGCCGATAACGACCGATCCCAGCTCGGCGACGGTGCGCTCCCACAGCCCGTGGTCGATCCCTAGGGCCGCGATGCACGCGACGGCGGGCAGCGCCGCGACGTAGCCGAGCACGATTGCGTTCCGCCGCCAGATCCACGCGCGCCGCGCTTCGCCCTCGGCGGGCGGCGACGATGCCTCGTCGCCCCACAGCGACCGGCCGATGCGCGCGGCCGCTCCTGCCGCCGCCGCTGCGAGACAGCGCGCCCACAGCTCGACGAGCTCGGCCTCGGTCACGTCGGCCCTCCCGCTGCGCTTAACTCGGCCGCCGCCAGCCAGCGCGGCTCGGGCGCGTCGTCGGGCTGGAACAGGTAGAGCGTGCGCCCCTGGTCGACGAACCACGCCGTGACCGTCCCGGCCTGGGCCGCGATCTCCCAAACGACTGCTGCGCCCAGATCGAATGCGAATTCGTGAATAGTCATGGACCTACCCCGCAGTGATGACCGATTGCGACGGCGAGTAGCTGAGCGTGGGCGAGCCGAGCCGCCGCACAGAGGCGTAGACCTGATACAGCACCCGCGCGGACCCGCCGTTGAAGATCGTCGCGCTGTTCGATGTCTGGCCCGGCTCTGTCGGAGTGACCGGCGTGCCGGTCGCGTCCGCGACCGTCGTCACCGATCCGCCGACCGGCCCGTAGTTGATGTCGACATAGACCGTGCCGCTGCCGCTCGACGACGTGACCGAAACCGCAGCGCTGATCGGCACCGATGCGCCGGCAGCCACCGCGATCGTGAACGGTGTGCTGCCCGACCCGGTGATCTGCGCTGCGCCCTGGAAGCCCGCAACCGTCGTCAGCGCCTCGATGCGCACCGGCGACTGCCACGTGATCGTGCCGCCCGAAAGCGTGCCGATCGACGCCCACATCGGTGCAGCCGCCGCGGGCACCGAGGCGACCGTGCTGTACCAGCCCGAGGGCGTGCCGCTGCCCGCCGACGGCGTCGCGGGCTGCGTCGCTGCGCGCTGGTAGATAACGCGCGTGCTGTCGCCCGTCGGCCCGGTCGGCCCGGTCGGCCCGGTCGCGCCCGTCGGCCCGGTCGGCCCGGTCGGGCCCGGAGCGCCCGGCGAGCCCGTCGGCCCGGTCGGGCCCGGAGCGCCCGGCGAGCCCGTCGGCCCGGTCGGCCCGGTCGGGCCCGGAGCGCCCGGCGAGCCCGTCGGCCCGGTCGGGCCCGTCGCGCCCGGAGCGCCCGGCGAGCCCTGCACGCCATACGGCCCCGCCCAGCGCGTCGGATCGCTCTCGGGCGGAGTCGTCACGCCGCTGTGCGCGACGATGGAGATCCAGCCGTTGCCGCTGCGCGTGACGAAATCGCCGAGCTGATAGCCGCCGCCCGATACCCACGCGCCGCGCGGCACGTTGGTGGTCGCACCGGGCTGGAAGCGCGCGATCGACATCTGGGCGAAGCGCGCAGTGCCGACCACGCCGCCGCCCGGCACAACCGCCATCGACGCGGCCATCGTCGCGCCGCCCGCCGGCACCACATAGGGCACCGCCGCGCCAGCGCTCCATGCCTGCCCGCCCGCGAAGTTCACCCGGCCCGAGCTGTCGATCTGCGTGCCGGTCTTGTCGTAGATATTGGTGTAGAACAACGCGCCGCCGGGTGCACCGGTGGTGTCGCACTCGGCCGAGATGTAAAGCGTCTCGCCCGGCGTTACCGGGATCGCGCGCCGCGGCGTGTCGTCGGCGAATGCATAGCTGCTCGCGTCGGGCGTCGTCAGCTGGAAGGCGCGCGAATAGGGCCGGCCAGAAACCGCGACCGAGCTGATCGCGCCGACCGCTGCCACCCACGTGCCGACGCCGTCGGCGGCCGAGATCGTGCGGACGAGGTTCTGCGTGTTCTGCGGCGCGCCCGTGATCGCCGCCCACGTCGCCGTCGTCGCCGCAGCCGCCGTTGCGCGCACGATCGGGTTGTTGCTTGCGTCGTAGGCGTTTGGCGTCGTCGCGGTGATCTTGGGCGACTCCTCGCGGTCCCACGCATAGATCGCGGCGTTCTCCTCGCGCGCGGTGATGACGACGTTCAGGCGGCCGTCGCTCACCTCGAAGCGCTTGCGCCGCACGCGCACGAGCTTGTTCGTCCAGTTGCGGGGCGCGAAGCTCAGCGTGAACGGGTCGCCCACCTTCAGGCGGCTGGCGCGCAGGTTCATCGGCAGCTCGGCGACGCCCGAATAGAGGCTGCGCTGGCCCGCCATCTTCGCCAGCCGCTCGGCCTGGCTGCGGCTCGGCACGGCCAGCAGCTCCTCGGCCAGGGGCCGTTCGCCGCCCGCAGTCGGCCGGGGCACCGCCTGCTCGGCGAAGTCGACAGGGTTGTAAAGTGTCGGCGCGGCTGGCTCGAGATAGCGGCCGCGCACGACGGTATATTGCTCGGCGATCGGCGGCTGCGGCGTCCAGCGCACCGCGCCCGTGATGTCCGCGTCGGTGAACGCGGGCAGCGGCCCGGCCAGGTCGTTCTGCGCCACGCGGATGCCGATCGAACCCGTCGAATCGTCGAGCTCCGCCGCTGCCGCCGCGGTCAGCAGGCCGAGACAGGTGAGCGGATCGTCGGAGTCGCTCCGCGTCGCGCTGACGCGGAAGCGCGGCTCGGTCAGGCCGTCGCGCGTGGTGACCGATTCGGCGCACGTTGCGTTCGCTGCCGCCCAGCGCGCGCGGTCGCCGCGGATGCGCGACCACGGCACGCCGTAGCCGACGCTCACCTTCTTCGCGCCCGTCGACGGGTTGGTGATGCGCCAGCCGAGCATCAGCGACAGCGCCGCCGCAGTGGCGTTGTCGCTCCACACCCAGGTCGAGCAGTCGTCTGGCCGCTGGCTGCCCGTGCCGCCATTCGTGCTGTCGAAGCGCGGATCGTAGAGCGGCATCCCGCGCCCCACGAAGGTCACCTTATTCTGCAGCCCGCCATTGAACCGCCCGCTGGTGGTGCGCTTCACGCGCAGCTTCGCGGTCGTGCAGCCAGTCAGCCGCTGCGCTGCACCCCACGCTCCGCTGCTGTTGACGGTGTGGTACGCGCCCGGTCCGGCCTCGAGGATGATCTCGACGCTGAGCACCCCGGCGTAGGTGCCGGGGATGTAGCCGTTGTCCCACGCCAGCTTGTCGTCGATCCAGATCTGCTCGACCGCGTCCGACTTGTGCGCGGCGAGCACGAAGACGTAGTCGATATATTCCTGGTTCGCCCCTGACGCCTCGAAATAGCGCAGGTCCGACACGAAGACGCCGCGCCCCAGCAGGAACTTGCGCGGGGTGGCTGCGTCGAGGCTGACGCTCTTGGGGTCGAAGTTCGAAAGCCTGGGCTTGGCGCTGCCCCCGAAGGCGAGGCTGGTGACGACGCTGGCAGCGGTCGCGACCAGGCTGACGACGGTGGCGGTGGCCCCCGCAGCGGTTGCGATCGCAGCCGCGCCGAGTGGGATTAGCTGCGGCACGCCGCCTCTCCCGATCTTGCCAGCCGGTGGCCCCACGGCTGCCAGCTGGCGACCAGGTTGCGCGGCGGCTGCGCGACCAGCCCGTCTGCTCCGGCGAACAGCGCATGGCCCCGCCACATCACGCCGAGCGCGTGGCCGAACGCTCCGCCCGGATCATCGTCGGCGGGGCAGGGGAGTTCGGTCGCGGGCGCAGCGACGATCCATCCGGCTCCCGCCGACAGCGGCCCGTGCCGCGCGCCGAATGCCGCATCGGCGGCGGCGAGCAGGTCCGCGCAGCCGAGCTGCCGCAAGGCCCGCCCGGCTCCGGCGCCGCTTCGCCAGCTTAGCCCCTGGAGCAGCGGCGGCCGCGTGCCGCTCATCGCCAGCGCAGCGGCGGCGGCGAGCGTGACGCAGTCCTGCCGCCCCCATTCGAACGGGCGAAGCGTCCGCGCCGCGATCATCGCGGTCAGCCGCGCGTCCCAGTCGGGGTGGACGGGCGCGCCGATCATTTGGTCTTGACCTCCTGGATGTCGAAGAAGGGCAGCACGCCGCCCGCCGCGATCGGCAGGTCGGAGCCGCCGAACCCGTAGCCGCTGCCATAATATTCGGGCGGCACGCCGCGGCTTTCGCCGCGGTCGCCGCGCTGGAAATCGGGCAACGCGCCCTGACCCATCGACAGCGTCGCCGCAGCCGACAGATCGCCCGGATCGAAATCGGCCTGCGAGAGATAGGTCCGCGCGGGCGCAGCCGCGAACAGCGCCGTGTAGTTCTCGATTGTCAGCGTCGCGATCATGCCCTCTGGCGACACGTCGGCGATGACCTGGCTCATATAGCCGGTCGCCACGTGCTGCCACGCGATGGCGGTGCCGCTGTTGTTGAGGATCACGAGCCAGCAGCGCGCCAGCCTGCCGGCATATTCGGCGACGTTGTCGATCGCTGCGACGTTCTCGGCCTCGGTCGGGATCGCCGAGAGGGTGACGGTCCAGCTGTCCGATCCCGACGCGCCCTGCTCCACCGCGCCGACCGAGAGCACGCGGCTGTTGCCGAGCATCCAGCTCTGGCTGTCGAGGTCGTCGTCGCCGCTGAGGCCTGCGGGCGTCTTCACCTCCATCGGCCCCATCGCGATGCGCACCGGCGCGCTGGCGAACGCCAGGTAGAGCAGCAGCGCCGCCTGCACGTAGCCTTGGCTGAGCTGGCTGTCGGTGACTTCGTTCGCCATCAGAAATATTCTTCGCAGTCTACGGTCGCAGCGTCGTAGCGTGTGGTGAGCGGGCCGACGCCCCAGCCGACCGGCTGCATCTTGCGCATCAGCGCCCACGGGCTGCCGAGCTCGATGCTCGCGGTCGTGCTGGTATTGTAGGTGCGCCGCAGCGGCGAGCCGAGGAGCGCGGTCCCGACGTCGGCGGTGCTCACGAGGTCGGCCGCGAGCTCGACCAGCTGTTCGTCACCGTCGGGGTGCACGGCGGTCAGCTTCTGCCCCGCCTTCATGACGGTCTGGTTGGCGGGCAGGTTTGCGAGGATCAGCTGAAAACCCGTCTGCCCGTCGCCATAGACGCGCGCCTGACCCAGCAGCACGCCGGCGGGTGTGCGCTGCGCCGCCTCGACCGCCACCAGCCGGAACGCGTTCGCGCGGCCGCGCAGCGCCGCGTTGAACCCGCGCCACGCAAGCTGCGCGGCGGCCGACAGCGGCGGCAGCTCGACCTTGCAGCGCCACCGCGCCGGTCCGGCGAGCGTGTTGACCTGGCTGGCGCCGGTCCACATCGAACGGCTCAGCACGTCGGCCTCGGGCGGGGTCCAGTCGGTGCGCCGGATCGGCACCGTCGAAGGCCAAGGAATGACCGCCACGGTTCAGGCCGCGCGGCTGCCGGGCAGGCGCGGCCGTGTCACGCGGTTGACTTCGGCGCGCCCGCCGAGCTTGCCGCCGCTGATCGATGCGACCGCGCCAGCCGCGACCCGCCGGTTGACCTGGTTCAGCAGCTCTTCGGTGACGACCGCGCCGCGCAGATCGAAATAGTCGCCGCCGCCGCCCAACCCGCCCAGCCGGTGGTTGGGGATGATCGTGCCCGGCAACCTCGGGACGAACAGCTCGGGCCCCTCCTCGCCGACCAGGCTGGCCAAGCCGACTGGCGGATCGCCGCCGGCCGCGAAGCGCAGCCCCGAGAACACCGACGCGCTGTTCCTCGCGAAGAACGAGCTCGCGGCGTCGACGCTGGGGCCACCGGCGCCGCCGAACGCGCTGATCCCCGCCGAGAGCAGGCTGGAAAAGATATCGCCGCCGCCGCCACCGCCACCGCCGCCCAGCAGCGAACGGAACAGCTGGTGCGTCGCCAGCTTGGTGAAGTCCTGCAGGATGCCATTGAGGATGTCGTCGATCACACCGCCGAACACTCTGATCTTGCCGATCGACTGCTCGACCGCGCTGTCGACGCGGCCGAAGCCGTTGACAGCGATCTGCTCGAACGCGTCCTCGATGTTCGCGCCCTCGGTTTCGAGCTGGCGGCGGTAGCGCGCCAGCGGCCCCTCGTTCTGGCGTTCGATCGACTGGCGCTGCAGCGGCGCGGTGGCGTTCGCCTGATCCACCCGCGCCTGCGCTGCGTCGACCTGCCCCTGCGTCGCCTGCCCCAGCTTCTGCAGCGCCTTCAGGTTGTCGACCTCGGCCTTCAGCTGCTGGAGCTTCAGATCGAGCAGCTGCTCCTCGATGCGCTGGCGGTCGCGGCGGTTGGTTGCAAGCTCGAGCTCGGCCTGCAGCTCGTCGCGCTGGCCCGCCAGCCGCGTCTGCAGCAGCTGGAACGCCTCGTCGGCCTTGCGCGCCTCCTCGCGATTGGACAGCGCGGTCAGCTCGGCGGCGGCGGTCTGGTCGGCGAGCGCTGCGAGCTTCCGTCCCTGCGCTGCGGTCAGCTGCTTGTTCGCCACGCGCTGCGCGGTCTCTTCCTTCAGGGTGTCGCGCGCGGTTTCGATGCGCTCCTTCTCCACCGCAAAGCGCGCGGCGGGGTCGCCGGTCGCGTCTGCCTGCGCGGCGAGCAGCCCCAGCCGCGCACGGTCGACGGCCTTGTCGCCCGCTGCCTCGGCACGCGACGCGGCCAGCCGCGCGCGGTCGTCGGCCTTGGCTTTCGCCGCCGCCTTGCGCGCATCCGCTTCGGCCTTCTGCGCGCCCGGTCCGGCATCGTAGACCTGCCCGGCGAGCATCGAGATGCGCTTGCCCTCGGCTGATCCGGGCTCGACCCCGGCCTGCTGCAACGCCGCGGCGATGGCGAGCTTGCGCGGATCGCCGTCGGCGGCGGCCTTCGAAAGCAGCTGGTCGATCACCTCCTGCGCCCGCCGGTTCCTGACCGTGCCGCTGCCGGCGCTGAATCGCGAGAGCGGGAAGTTCTTGCTGAGCTGTTGCTCAACCGGCGTCGGCAACGCGCCCCGCATCCGCACCGCCTCTGCCTCCTTCGCCGCCTTGATGAGCGTCTGCCGACTCGAGGTGAGCACGTCGAACGTCCCCGCAATGGTACCGCCGATGAGGCCGTAGCGCTCGCGGTCCTTGCCGTAGATGGCGCTCGTGCCTGCGAGCTGGGCGTCGGCGGCACCTGCGTTCCCGATTGCGGCGCCGATCGCCGCGCCGGGCAAACCGGCCACGCGGCTGCCGACCAGCGCGCCAGCCGCCGCCCCCGCGATCTCGCGGATACGGTCGGGATCCTGCGATGCGAACTCGGCCAAGCCGCCGGCCGCCTTGAACAGGGCGCTCGCCAGCTTCAGCAGCGCGTCGGAATTGGCGCCGACCGCCGCGGCGAGCTCGAGGCTCAGCACCTGCTTCAGCGCCTCGGACTTTTGCCCGAACTCTGCGAGCCGTTCGACCTCGCCTTCGGAAAGTACGACGCCGAGCTTGGCAGCGCTGGCGGCGAAATCGTCGAGGCCCTGTGATCCGCGCTGCAGCGCGGGCACGATCGCGGTCGCCGCGCCCTGGAACAGCAGCTGCGCCGCCTCGGCGGCCTGTGCCTTGTTGCCGAAATTGGCGAAGCCGTCGGCGGTCTGGCGCAGGATCTGCTCAAGCGGCAGCGCACGCCCGCGGCTGTCGGTCAGCCGCACACCAAGCTCCTTGAAGGTGTCGGCGTACTCCTTGTTGCCGTTCCGCGCCTTTCCTACTGCCTGGTTAAGACTGATCAGCCCCTCTTCGGCCTTGCCCGCATCGCCGCCGCTCTGGCCGACGGCGAAGCGGAACTCCTGGATAGCGCGCGTGGACAGGTCCGTGTTGGCGGCGGTCTGCTTCAGCTTCTCGCCGAACTTGCCCGATGCTTCCACCGCCGCCAGCAGCCCGGTCGAAAGCTGCGAGACTAGCCCGCCGATAAAACCGCCGGCAAAGGCCGAGCCGAGCGACTGTTTCGTCCTGCCGCCAAACTGATCGAAGCGCCGCTCGATCTTGTCGAGGCTGGCGTCGGCGTCGACCCCAGCCTGCCGGAGGCTGACGCCGAGCTGTTTCAGCTGTTCGCGCGTGATCTCGGTCTCGGCCTGGATGGCGAGGTAGAGCGTCTTGCGGTCAGCCATCGTTCGCCTCCTCCTTCTGGCGGCGCAGCTCCGCCTGCAGTTGGTGCCATTCGGCTGCGGCCATCAGGTCGTGCGAGGTCGCGGCCCAGAAGGCGGCCGGGGTCCAGCCCAGTCCGCCGATCGCGTAGCTCATCAGTTGACGAAGCCGGGGGCGGAGGTCGTCGAACGCGTCCCCGCCCCCTTCGCTTCCCCCAGCGCGGTGTAGCCGCCGGTGACCGCGCGGAAGAGCAGGCGCATGACCACTTGCGTTATCGCCCACATCAGCCCGCCATCCGCCTCGTAGAGCAGCGCGCCGATGCGTTTGGCCGTCACCGCGCGCAGGTTGTCATCGCCGACGGCGCGGCCCTGTGCCTTGATGCACTGTGCGACGACCTCGGCCAGGTGCGCAGCGGACAGCGTCCCGCTCTCGGCAGCCTGCGCCAGCTCGAGCAGGGTCTTCCCGCAAGCGCTCTCGATCGCGCCGACCGCCTCGAAACTGGGGCGCAGCACATACTCCACGCCATCAAGCTCGATCGCGATCTCGCCGCGCGCGTCGACGGCGGACGCCTCGGCTGGCGCGCTTGCCTTGGTGCGCATCGGCGTCAGGCCAGCGTGTTGGTGGTGGGGGCCGACGCGGGCGCCAGCTGCGCCTGCACCTTCACCGCGTCGTTAAGGCCGAAGCTCTTGTTGAGCTGGGTGACATAATGCGCGCCCTCATAGACCACGTCGGCCGGTGCCGCACCGCTCGATCCACCCTTGCGGATCTGGAAGTTGGTGGGGAGCTGGTTCACGAACTGGCTTTCCAGCCGCGTGAAGCCGTTCGTATCGGGCAGATCTGGGATGAGGTCGGCGCTGATCTGGACCGAAATCAGCCCCGGAACCGACGTACCGTAGGGGCTGTTCGTCTTGTCCGAGGTGTCGATCAGCTGCGTCGACTGCGAGTAGCTGAGCGACTGCTGACCCTTGACCTCGTTGAAGGTGCCAGCGGTGGCGCTTTCGATCCACAGCCGGTAATTATTGCCGAGCTTCTTTGCCATGACTTACTTCTCCTGTGCTGTGTCGGTCTCGGCGGGGGCCGCGATCTCGCTTGCAAATCCGCGTGCCGCCGCGGCGAGCGCCGGGTGCCCCTCCTCGTCCAGGCGGTCGCCCAGCGCGCGTGCGGCAGCCGCGAGCGCGTCGGTCACCTGCCCCGCGGGCGCGAGGAACGCCGCGCGCAGCAGCGCGGCGAACGCGGTCTGCAGATTGGTCTTTGGCATCATGCCTCCTTCGGCTGCGCGAGCAGCCGGTATGTGTGGGTCCGCACCAGCGCGGGGCCCTTCGGGTAATCGAGGATCTGCTGCTCGGCCTCGCTGGTGAGCGTCGGCGGCGACAGGTCGGCGGTTGCGCTGGGCAGCGGCTGGGCGTCCAGCCGCGCGACGCTCGATGCGCCCATGCGGTCGAGCGCGCGCGGACTGTCGGCAGGCGCCCAGTGCTCGACGCCGACGAGATAGAACCCGTCGGGGGCGCCCTTGGCCAGTCGCTCGTCCAATAGGATCTGGCCGACCGCGACGACGGGCAAATCCTGGTCGACCGGCGGGCTGGACCACACCGCCCAATCGGGCGCGGGCGCAGCCTTCAGGGCGACGATCACCGCCGCGCGGATTGCTTCGCTGAACGCCGCCATCAGCCGCGCACCGCATCGGCGAGGATGTCCCAGCCCGACAGCCGCAGCGCGTCATCGTAGACCGCGATCAGCCGCGCTCCCGCGGCGGCCTGGATATCGTCGCGCGCGCGGCCGACCACGATGTCATAGCGATCGGGGCTGATCGGGCTGATGGCGCGGCTGTAGGGCCGCGTGTAGCGGCCGAGCGTCAGCACGCGCTTCGCCCCGCCCGCGCGGCGGCCGACGACCTGCTGCGTGCCGATATAGCGGCGGCGCGGTCGCGACCGCGACGCGGTCAGCCCGCGCCCGAACTCAAGCGGGATGATATAGAAGCCGTCGCTCAGCGCCTTGCCGGTCAGGAGGCCGATGCGCAGCTCCTTGCGGTCCTGCAGCACACGGCTCGACAGCAGCGAGACGAGGCCGCCGACCGGGCGCGGGCTGCCGTCGTGGCGGAACGTCGCCTGGCGGGGGCCCTGCCGCACCGGCACGCCCTGCCGCGCGCGCGCAAGGCTGGGCCCGGCGAGCGCCTCGAGCTCGCTCACGAACGAGCGTTCGATCGCGGGGCCGAGCGCCGCGACGACGGTCGCCACCTCGCCGAACGTGGCTGTGGCGCGGACCGGGTGCAGCCTAGCCATTGCCCGGCTCCCCGTCGGCGAGCAGCGTGCCCTCGCAGATCAGTTGCAGGAACAGCGGGCGCTGGCCCATCGGCAGCTGCGCGCGCACGATCAGCCGCCAGCTCTGCCCCACCGTGTCGGTCCAGCCGAGCCGCCAGCCGGTGCCGAGCGCGCGCGGGCGGATCGTCACGCGGAAGCGGGTCGCGCCAGTCGCCAGCGAACCCTCGACCGCGAGCGACCCCTGCTCGGCCTCGACCATCGCGGGTAGGCGCGCCACGCGCTGCCACGTGCCCGTGCGCCCGCCCGCGCCGTCGTCGAGCGACGGCGGCTGCTCAAGCGTGACGATCTCGCGCAGATCGCCGGGTGTCGGGGTGCGCGGCGGCATCAGGGCGTCGGCCGCCGAAGCGAGCGCAGCAGCGCCGCCGGGCCATCGGGCAGCGAGCGCGCCTGATCGGCCATCGCCAGCGCACCGCGATGGTCGAACCAGTGGACGACCAGCGCCGTCACGGCGCGCCGCCACGCCTCGGGCACCAGCCCGCGATCGGCGTGGCCGACCTGTGCCGTCACTTCATAGGCGTCGGGCGCATCCTCAACCGACGGCCACGCGGTGCCTGCTCGGGCGCGCAGGCGCGCGACGCCGTTCGCAGCGGCGAGGCGCCAGTCGGTCCACGCGCTCTGCTCACCACCCGGAGCGCGGACGCTGACGCCGGTCACCGCCTGCACGGGGCGCACCGGAAGCCGCAGCTCTGCGGCGGCGGGCGCGCGGAAGGCGTAGGTCGCCGTGCGCAGCAGCCCCGCGACCCCGCTCAGCTGCTCGGCGCGCGCCTCGGCTGCGAGGATCAGGTTATGGATTTCGGCGTCGTGGTCCTCAACCTCGGCCGCGATCCCCAGGGCCGCCTTCGCCTCGTCGATCGCGACGACGGTGCCGCCCTCGATCAGCAGCGTGTCGGTGTGCGTGTCGGCCAGCCCGTTCGACAGCGTGACGGTGTTCGAAATCGTGTAGCGCCCGCCCGGCGTGCCGCCGACGGGGATGATCGCAGTGAAGCTGCCGTCGATCGGCAGCTGTGCCGCCTGCAGCACCGGCGCGCCGGGCCCGCCCGGGTCGATCGACCAGCTCGACCCGGTGATGGTGACGCCGGTGTCGAGCAGCCATTCGTTGACAACGTCGATCGCGTCGTTGGCGCTGCGGAGGATCATGAACTTCTCCGCGCGTGGCTTTTGCGGCGCAGATCGATGAGCCGCGCCCTGATGCGGCTGGGGCGATACCCCGCCGCCGCCAGCACGATCGCGATGAGGACGGTGCCTGCGCCGGTGCGCGCCGCTGCGCGCAGGATCGGCGACACGCGCGCCGCGCCCGCAGCGCCGCTGCCCCCTCGCGCTGCGAGGCTGACGACCGGCCGGGCCGGGGCCTTTGCGGCGCCGCCGCCGCTGCCGCGCGCGCCGGTGACGATGCGCGGCGAGCCGACGACGCGCAGCGCGACGCCAGCCGCGAAGCGCAGCGCCGCGACGATCGCCGAGCCGCTGCTGCGCCCCGCCGACCCGCTGCCGCCACGCGCTCCGACCGCAACGGCCGGGCTGCCCGTGCCGCGTGCTGCCGCGCCGCTTCCGCCGCGTCCGCCGACGGGAGTCAGCGCCACCGGCACGCCGCGCCCACCCGCACCGCTGCCGCCGCGCCCGGGCACGACGGCGAGCGGAGTGGGAACGCCGCGCGCCGCAGCTCCGCTGCCGCCGCGTGCCGGCACAGGCGCGAGCGGCACTGCCGAGCCTCGCGCGCCCGGCCCCGCGCCGCCGCGCCCGCCGCCTGCTGCCACCGGCACCGCGCTCGCGCGCGAGGCCGCGCCCGTGCCCAGGCGCAGGCGCGGAGCGATCGACGCCACCGCCGCGCCACGTGCGCCGATGCCGCTGCCGAAGCGTGACGCCACGGTGATGGCAGCGGCGGCGGCGGCGGCCAGCCGGGGCGCCGCTCCGAACGGCACGGCAGCAACGGGTGCGCCACCGAACACCGCTCGCTAGCCCTGCAGCCCGATCTGCGCCTTGATCGCGGACTGCGTCGCCTCGGCCTCGTCGATCTTCGTCGACAGCAACGACACCTGCGAGGTCAGATGGTCGCGCGAGTCCTTCATGCTCGCGATCTGGCCCTTCAGCGCGTCGAGCTGCTCGGCGAGCGTCGGCGGCGGCGCGAAGGCCGGGTCTGGCTCCATGAACTGCCCGGTCGTCGGGTTGAACAGCCAGCCGACCTGGCACGCCTCGTCAGCGCCCAGCTGCTTCTGAGCGAACTTCGATTCGTCGAAGCCCGATTGCGGGCCATCGGTGATCTGCGTGACCTTCAGCGTCGAAAGCTCGATGAATGCGAACCTGTCCATTGCTGTTCTCCCGTCAATTGAAGTGCGTGACCACGATGACGAGGCCGTTTCCTCCGGCCCCGCCTGCGCCCGAAAGCGTGCCGTTGCGCGATCCGCCGCCGCCGCCGCCGCCGCCGCCGGGCAGCTGGCCCGCTCCGCCCGCGCTCGGCGTCGAACCCGACGAGCCACCGCCCGCAGCGCCTCCGCCACCGCCCTGGCCGCCGCGACGATCGCTGCTCGCGCGCGCAGCAGGCGAGGTGCCATTGACTCCCGACGTGCCGCCCGCGCCGCCGCCGCCGCCAGCGGTGAAGTTGTTGCCGGTCGCTCCATAGGAATCGCCGCCGCCCGCCTGGCCGCCGAGCGCGGTATCGGATGAGGTGATCGGGCCGCCGCCGCCGCCGCCGCCCGCCGCGAACGACTGGCCGCGCGCGCCGACATTGTTGCTGACGCCCCCAGCGCCGCCGGTCTGGTAGCCCGACATGCCGCCGCCGCCGTTGCCGCCGGTGCTCGACGCGCCGAAGCCGCCGGTGCCGTTGGCCCCGCCGCCCGCTGCCACGAAGGCACCGAACGACGAGGCGCTGCCCGAGCTGCCGTTGACGCCCGACGTGCTGTCGGTCGACGCGGCGGCGCCGCCGCTGCCGCCCGCGCCGACCGTCACGCTGACGCTGCTGCCCAGCGCCGCCGGATCGAGCCGCGCCCAGCTGAAGCCGCCGCCGCCGCCGCCGCCGCCGCCGCCCGCCTGCGTGCCCGAGCCAGCGCGCTGGCCGGAACCGCCGCCGCCGCCGCCGCCCCAGACGAACACCTCCACCGCCGACGCGTCGGGTGGCACGCTGTAGGTGCCGCTGGAGCTGAAAACCTGCGTCAGCGGCTTGGCGCGCCCGGCCACCTGGCCGATGAAGACGCGCCTGGTGCCCGCGCTCCAGTTGACCGCGGCGCCCGCATTCGAGCTGGCGAGGATCGTGGTGCGCGCGAGGCCGCCGCCTGCCTGCATCGTGCCGAGGAACGCCTCCCACGCGCCGCTCGCGTTGCCGTTGGCATCGATCGCCTCCGCCACGCACAGCGCCGTGTCGCCCGTCGCAAGCACCGTGCCGAAGGCCTGCCGACCCGCCTCGGCTCCGGCGAGCGCGTAGGCGCCCGTCCCCGTCGTGGCGCTCGTCTCGCTGACGCGGTCTGCGGTGACGTGCGCCACGGTGGCCCTAGAAGTTCAGGCTGAACTGCGTGCCGGTCGTCAGCTGGTACTGCCCGGCGGTGGCGAAGGGCTGCTCGGCGATCTGCTGCACGAAGCAGCCGGTGGCACCGACGGTCGTCAGCGTGATCGCGGCACCGCCCGCAGTCGCGCCGACGGCGAAGCTGTTGGCGGTCGGCGAGCGCACGAAGTAGGTGACGCCCTCGGTCAGCCCGCCCGGCGGGGTGCCGCCGTGGAAGGCAATCGTGGTATCCGCCGCGAAGCCGTGTGCTGGCAGCTGGATGAGCGAGCCGGTCGTGTCGACTGTATATTCCAGCGGATCGAAGCCGCCCGCCGGGACGGTCGCGTGGCAGGTGCCGCCCGTCAGCGCCGTGAAGCCCGCGATCCAGCGCACCGTGGCGCCCGAGGGAATCGGCAGCGTCGCCGCAGCGGAAAGCGCTCCGATGCCGCCCGCCACCGTCCCCCACGTGACGGGCTGGCGCGCGTAGGTGCCGCCCGAAAGCTCGCTGCTGCCAGCGGTGCCCGGAAAGGCCGAGTGCGCGCTCACATGCGTGATCGCCGCCAGCAGCGCCGTCAGCGCGACGTTCTTGCCGCTGGGGTTGATGCCCTTCGTCTCGGGCGCCGTCAGCAGCGCCGGATCGATATCGAGCCGCTTCAGCAGCGCGATCGTCTCGGGCCGCAGCGGTCCGCGCGGCGTCCACAGCGGCGCGGTGGGGGCGTTCAACGCCCCCATGAACTTGCGTTCCATTACTGGCTCAGCCGGTGTTTGCTGCCGCGCACGATGATCGACTGCACCAGCGTGCCGGTGCCGTGCGTGCCGACATAGGTTGCGGTATGCCGCCAGTAGCGCGCCAGACGGTTGAAGTGGTAGGCGGTGAAGCCAGCAGCCGCGCGCGCCGCGCTATAGCTTTCGATTACGCCGTTCGTGATCGCGAACGGGTCTTTCTCGCCCTGGCGATAGACGTCGCCGCGCGAGACCTGCGTCCACGTCGATCCGTCCTGGCTGTATTCCAGCACGTGGTCGATGCGGTTGTTCGCGTCGAAGGTGATGCCGCCGACCCCGCCGTAGATGAGGAGCCCGCCGGCGGCGTTCCCCTGCATGTCGACGGCCACGCCGACTGCGGTCGCGGTCCGGACAAGCGGCGCCAGGCTGATCGCTGCCGAAATCCGGTTGATGATATCCATGATCATGATCGTCTCCGGTTGCTTGGCGAGGACCGCGGCCCGCGCGCGTCACGTTGGGTGGGGCAGGGCGTCAGGCCGCGCGGAGCAGCTTCACGGCCTCGAAGTTGACGACGCCGCCGCCGACGCGCCGTCGCATGTGGAACACCACCTGGCCCTGGTTCGCGAGGCTGTACGGGTCGCGCAGCGTGAAGTCGGTCCCGGCCTTGGTGACGACCAGGTAGGCTTGCGCGAAGTCTCCGAACGCCATCGGGAAAGCATTCGCTGCGAAATCCGGCATGAAATCGTCGGTATAGACCGGGTATCCGAAGATCGTGCCCTCGGCGCGCGGGATCATGGGATTGTCCGCAGTCGACAGCGTGCCGCCGTTCGGCAGGAAATAATACTCGCCCTGCGCGCTGCGCAGCTGCCGCACGACCGACAGCGACAGGTCGTTCATGATGAACGCTCCGTTCGCACGGTACTGGCGGCGCAGCGCGTGGATGAGGCTGAGGATGTTGTTCGCGTCGGCGATGCCCGTCGCACTGCCCGACCCGACGAAGCCGATGCTGCCCCAGGCGTAGCTGGCGTTCGCGACCGTCGGGTAGCTCAGCAGGCCGCGCGGGCGCGTGACGCCGTCGCCCGAAATGACTGCCGCTCCGACGCGCTCGCCGAACTCGATGCCGCCATCCGACGCGACGATCCCGGCCACGTCGAACGCTGAGTCTTCCAGCGCGAGCTGGCTGACATAGGGCCGCGCGTAGACTTCCTTCAGCTGGATCTCGATCGAATCGAACTGCGGCGTTCCGGTCTCGGGCCGCGCCTCGGTCTCGCCGACCCAACCCGAACTCATCCCTGAAAGGTTGACCAGCTTGGTGTAGCTGCGACCGCCCGTCGTCACGCTGCCCGCAACCGCCTGCAGGCCCGAATAGCGGGCGAGAACGCGCGTGATCATCGTGTCAACCTCGGTCGGCGCCAGCAGCGCGCCACCGGCCGGGTCGATGCCGACGGCCACGGCCTTCACCTCCTCAGGGGTGAAGGCCTCCTTCCCCTTGCGGAAAAAGCGCTCGATCGCTGCGCTATAGTCGGCATAGCCCTTGTGATCGACGGGCTCGCCGCCAAACGCCGCGCGCGCGGCGTTGAAGCTCTTGAGCGAAAGCTGCGCCGCCGCGTCGGGCGTGGGAGCCTCGGCGCGCGGCCGCGCGGCCTGCGCGTGCAGGCTCTTCAGTTCGGCGCTGATCGTCGTCAGCGCCTCGTCGAGCTTGGCGATCTCGGCCTTGGTGACCGCGTCGCCGCCGCCCTTCGCCTCCTGGCCGGCAAGCTTGTCGACCTTTGACTTCAGCTCCTCGTGTGCCTTCGCCTGGCGCTCGACGAGACTGCCCATCTTCGTGATCAGTTCGGCGGTGGGATCGGCCCTCGGATCCTCCCCACCGCCTTCGCTTTTGACCTCGAAGCCACGGCTCGCTCCGGCAGCGGCTGCGATCAGCGCGGCCATGTCGCTCTGCGCCAGTTCGGCCCCGCCTGCGTCGATTGTGATGCTTTGTGCCATTCGTCTGTCCTCGTGGGGGTGGAAGCCCCCGCGCGGTCAGGCGAGGGCGAGGGAGTTCAGCCGCTCGAGCGCGGCGCGCGCGGCAGCCTCGCGCGCGGCGGCGGCCTCCCCGCTTGCCGGGTCGAGCGCCTTGAAGCCGTTCTGCAGCAGCGTCTCGGTCTCATGCCGCCCGAACCCCGCCTGCATCAGCGCAGCGCGCGCCCGCTGCGCGGCCTCGCCCTTGACGGCGTCGATCCGCGCGCGCGGGTTCATCGGCCGGGTGACGAGCGAGATTTCGATGAGCTCCAGATCCTTGATGATGCGGTCGGGTTCGCCGGTCTTCGGGCGCGGGTTGGTCTTCGCGTCGCGCACGCGATAGCCGATCGACAGCCCAGCGACCGCAGGCCGGGGCTGCATCTTGAGGAGGGCCAGTACGTCCCTGCCGGTCGAAGTATGCGCGAGCTGTCCCTGAACGCGCAGCCCCCGCTCGTCTTCCGACAGCGAGGTCCATACGCCAATCGGTAGCGTAGCTACCCCGCTCATGCCTAGCCCGTGTTCAAGCAGCATCAGCGGAAACTGTGGATCGATCTTGCGCGCCGCCGCCTGAACCGCGCGCCTGAAGGCGCCGGGCAGGATCTGGTCACCGCCGAGATCGACATTGTTGAACACCGCGCCATAGCCTTCGAACAGTCCCTGCGCCGCGCTGTCCCCGCCGCCGTCGATCAGTTTCAGTTCCAGCAGCGGCAGGTGGCTGAGTTCGTTCGCCCGCATGTGCTTATCCCTCCCCCGTTGCAGCGGCCCCCGCCGCGTCGTTCGCCACACCCGCGCGCTGCACGCGCTCGTCGCCCCAGCTGAGCGGGCCGTAATCCTGCGCCTCGCGGACCTCGTTCACCGTCATCCACGGCTCGTGGCCGCCCGCGCCCAGCGCGATCGAGAAATACTTCGCCCGCGCTTCAAGGCTGGCGCGCGCCAGTGCCGACAGGTTGAACTTGAAGTGCAGCCCGCGCGCGCGGTCACCAGCCGACAGCAGCGCCAGGTCGGCGGACTGCTCCAAGCGCAGCGCCGAGGGCAGCACCGTCTGCTGGTCGTGCTGCGCGAAGAAGGCCTCGGCGCTCGCGTGCGTCGCGGTCTTGTCCGACGAATAGACCATGATCGGCGCAACGCCCATGAAGCGGCACGCCTCCTCGACTGCGAACTTCCTCTGTTCGATCGTCTGCGCGTCATCGGCGGTCATCGCCATCGACGTCCACTTCATGCCGTTTTCCAGAAGCAGCGCGCGCCCGGCGTTCGATACGCCGCTGTAGAGTTGCGCGATGACTTCCTTGAACTCCCGCTTCTGTTCCTCGCTGAAACTCTCGCCGTCGGGCAGCGTGAACGCGCCGCTGGGGCGCACGCCCTGCGCGAACAGCTGGGCTGCATACTGCTCGGACGCGACCGACAGCCCGATGGCCTCGCGCGCGAGGCTCAGCGGCTCCCACTCCTGGACGCCGTTCCAGCCGAGCCCGCGATAATGCCAGATCTGTTTGGGCCCGAGATTGTTGATCCCGCCCAGCGTCGGCACGCTGACGTCGTACATGCAGCGCCACCCGTCGACGATGCGCACGCTCACCCAGCGTGGATCGAGCGGCAGCAGCTCGGCCACCTCGCCGCGTGCGTCGAGTGTCTTCAGCCAGAAGCTGCGCCCGGCGAGCGCGTTGTGCAGCTCGGCGGTCTCGACAAGGTCGAACTGGCCCATCCAGCTGTTGGGGTGGCGGATCAGCTCGGCAGCCGGGTGGCTGTCGACCTGGACGACCGATCGGCCCTGCCGCTGCATCAGCCGCAGCGGCGCCGACGCCAGGCTCTGCGAGCGGACACGCGCGCAGGCGAGGATCGTCGCGACGCGAATCGCCGTTTCAAACGTGACGGGAACGCTGGACTTCGATTGCAGGCCGTTCACGAACGCGAGGAACTCGGCGGATGCCAGGCCGAACGGGCCGCCGGTGATCGACGGTCGCTCGACCGTGCCCTTAAGGCCAAACGCCTGTCCGATGCGTGATAGTGCCTTCACAGGATGCTCAGCCGAGCCGGTCCTTTCTTCTTGGCTTCCCCGAAGCTCGCGCCGACGGCCATCGTCTTTGACACGAGCAGATCGATGCGCCCGCGGCTGCGCTTCTTGTCGAAGGCGCGGTTTTCCTTGGCGTCGCGCTCAATCGCGGCGTTGTAGGCGCAGGCGTTGCTGACTGGATTGCGGTCGACGACGATCGCGCGCCGCAGCAGCAGATCCTCAAGCTTCTCGATCGAGCGCGGCATGCACAGCTGCAGCCCCTCGAACACCACGCGCGTGCCCTGCGCGTGCTTGACGATCTTCAGGCCCTGGCCGCGCGGCTGGTCGGGGCCCTGCCACAGCCACACCTTCAGCCCGATCCGCTCGCACGCCTTGATGAAGTCGCCGAGCTTGTGCGGATCGACCGCCAGCAGCTGGACGTCGTGCGTCGCCACCAGCGCGGCCACCTGGCCCGCCACATACTCATACTCGATCGCGCCGCCGGGCACCGCGGTCAGCTGGCCGTCGCGGACCCACGCCTCATAGGGCGCGCGGTCGGCCTTGGCGCGTTCGGCCAGCCGCTCCTCGACGGTCCAGCCCCAATCCTTGGTGATGCGCCGCGCCTCGTCGGGCGACTGCCCGGGCGCGGCGTCGACCCAGCACGCCGACAGGCCGGTCAGGTCGTTCTTCGAACTGAGGTCGAGCGCCAGATAGCAGGGCAGGTTGACCAGCTTCGCTTCGTCGACGGGCTCGCGCGCGGCCTCCCACAGGCTCGCATCCTCCATCCAGAAGTCGATCGCGCCGGCGGAGAGGCCGCCATAGAGCCTCAGCGCCCGCGCGCGGTCGCTGCTCGATGCGCGCGCCTTCGCCCAGATGGCATAGGCGTTCTCCAGCGGGAAGCTGTCAGCGAGCGCGGGCAGTGCCTTGCCCCACAGCTCGGGCCTGGTGACGATGCGCGGCAGCCCCGTCTCGGGGTCGACCTTGCCGTCGGCGTCGTCGGCGCGCGCCGCGAACACGAACACGCTGTCGTCGTGCGCCTCGCCCAGCGCAATCGCGTGGCGCTCGGCCGCGCGCGCGGTGGCATAGGCCTGGTCGAGCGCGGGCGTGTTGGTCGCTTCGAGGACGATACCGCCTTCGGCCACCTTCTCGACCGCAGCCAGCCACATGTCGATCAGCCGCCCGTCGGGCAGCTCGTGCACCTCGTCGATGCTCACGAACACCGGGCGCGGGCCCGAAACCTTCAGCGCATTGCCGCCCTGCGCCAAAAAGAAGCTCTTCGACGCGTTGTGGATGATGTTGTCGGCGTTGTTGTTGAGGCCGTAGATCTTGAACTTGCCCAGCCCCTCCCACGTGACGCCTTCGTCTTCGTGCGGTATCGGGCCGCGCAGGAAGGCGGCCGCGTCGCGCAGCACCACCATCGCCTGGTCTTCCTTGGGCGCCACCGCGAAGGCCTCGGCGCGGCGGCGGGCGAAGGCGCTGATCGCAAGGATCCCGGTCGCGGCGAGATAGGGCGACTTGCCCTGGCCCTTGCCCGTTTCCAGCCATGCGTTCTGAAAGCGCCAGCGCAGCTTGCGCTCGCCCGCCTTGCTCGGCGCGCCGTGCTTCGCCCAGCCGAACAGCGATCCGCTGGTGAACAGCATCCACGGCAGAAGCGCGAACGGCTGGCCCGCCGCAGGGCCATCGGTGATCGAGAAGTGCTGCGGGTAGAAATCGATGACGCGCTCGGCCTCGTCGGGCCGCCAAACGAGGTCGCGCTCGTCGCCGCCCTCAAGGTCGGCCAGGTGCCGCGCGCAGCTGCCTCGCTCGATGCACCCCGCTACGCGGCCGCCCGCGATCACCCAGCGCGCATATTCGGTGGTGCGGTCCAGAAGCTGCGTCGGCGGCAGCTCGGCTTCCACCCACGCCTCATAGGGCAGCAGCTCGGCCTCGGCCGCGCGCGCCGCCAGCCAGTCGGCGAAGCTGCACGGCAGCGCCAGGCCGTCGGGCGCGCGGACGGGCGCGTGGAGGTGGGCGTGCTCAGGCGATGCCAAGGCCGCCTCGCGATTGGGTGGCGCGGCTCGCGGGGGCGCTCGGGCCCTCCTTCGCGTCCGCGCCGTAAGCTCCACGCGCCTTGGGGCTGAGCTTCAGCTCGGCCTCCAGGCGGCTCGCCGCCGCCGACTGCGCGTTCATGACGGTGACGGCTGCCGCCTGGTAGGCTCCGCCCTTTTCCGATTGTTCGACCAGCTCGCCGCTCGCTGCCAGCGCGGCCGCGCGCGCGTAGAGCACGCGCGCGATCACCAGCCGCTCGGCCGGGTGCGCGGTGACGGCGGTGAGGCGGCCCTCGGCAGCGAGCGCAGCGGTGATCGCCGCCCACTGCCGCGCAGCCAGCTCGGCCTCGTCGGCGCTGAAGCCGTAAATCCCCCAGGCGGGCGGCGGGATGTTATGCCCGATCACCGTTCAGCCCCGCCTGGCGCTGCTTTGGGCAGCCCGCGCTGTGCGTGGTGACGATCGCGTCGACCGACTCGGGATCCAGCGCCGCCAGCGCCTCCCACGCGTCGCCGTGCGTCAGCCGCCAGTCGCTCATTCCGCTGCCGCCGCGGTGCTGATGTACTTCGTCTCGATGCTGATCGGCGCGGCGTAGACCGCGATGACCTCGCCCAGGCTGACGATCATCGCCACGCCGTTCTCCACGCGCAGCGCGTCGGCATAATGCGTCTTCGTGCGGCCATCGGCCGTCCGCACCTCGAAAGACTTCATGGCTGCCCCCTCAGGTTGTATGCTGGATGGTTAGGGTCGGTCGGGCGGCCGTCGGCGTCGACACCGCCGCCGCGTCCGCGCTCGAGGCGCTGCTTGGCCGAGCTGTGGTGGCTGGCGCACAGCGGCTGCCAGTTCGCTTTGTCCCAGAACAGTTTGCTGTCGCCGCGGTGCGGCCGGACATGATCGACGACGCTCGCCGCGCTCGGCTGCGCGCGCCCGTCCGCCACGCACATCGCGCACCAGCGGCGCTCGGGTTTCGACAGGAAGGTGCGGCGCGCCTTGCGCCACTTCTCGTTGTACTGCGTGCCGCCGCGCTCTTCGGCGTGCATCGCGGGTGGCATCCAGCGCTGCGCGCCTCGCGCCTCGTCGTACCAGCCCTCGATCGCGGCGCGCGTGCGCTCGGGGTCGGGGCGGCTGGCAGCGCGGTCGAGGCAGACGTCGCGGCCCGGATCGACCAGCTGCACGCGCGCGCCGCCCATCTTCAGCGCCCACCAGCGGCGCTTGGCCGGGTGGCCCGCGCTGACGATCAGGATGGCGGTCGCCTGCGTCACCAGGTCGAGCTGCGCCAGCCGCGCGTTGCGCTCGCGCAACGCGGCTGCGATCTGAGGCTCGGACAGCGCCGCGTGGAGCGGCGTGGCGAACAGCTCGGCTGCGATGCCGTCGAGGTCGATGATGATGTCGCCGGGTGCAGCGATCGTCGCGGCAGCGGTGGACTTGCCCGCGCACGGCGGGCCGCACAGCACGATGGCCGGGCATGATGGCTGCGGCAGCCAGTCGGGGAACGCCGCCCCGAACTTCTCGGCAGCGCTCATCCGAACGCCCGCCTCAGGCAGTCGGCCAGCGCGTCGAGCTTCACGGCACGATCGGCGCAAGCTGCCCCGCCCGCGGGGACGGGCCCCGCGGCGCCCGGCGCCGAATCTGGACCGCTCAGCCCGCTGCCGTCAGCGGCGCCGCTGTCCGACGCTCCACCCCCACGCGCGCCCCCCGGCACGCGCGGGCAGGCCGCGCCGGCCTCCCCTCCCTGCATTCGCCCCCCGTTGCCGGACCCCCATCCGGCACGGTGCAGATTGGAGCGTTCCGGCCCGGTAATCCATGCAGCCAAGTTTCAGGCCAGGAACCAAACACCCGTTAAGCAACCGTTTTCGCCGTTACGGGAACGCGATGATTCCCCTTGCGTTATGCTCGGCCGTCGCGCAGTCGTTCGTCGAGCTCGGCCTGCAGGCCGTCGGTCGGCAGCTCGGCGAGCGGATTGAGCAGCCGCAGCACATGCCGCCGCGCGTCGATCGGCTCGATCGCGATCAGCTTCAGCGCCTTCAGCGAGCGCGACAACTGCCACGCGCGCCCGACGCCGACGCCCAGCCGCGCTGCGATCTCCTTCAACAGCGGCGGGCGGCCGTGCTCGGCATAATGCGCGCGAATCGCAGCGAGGCAATCGGCCTGCCGCACGCTCCCCGGAATCACGCGCGCCGCCGCTCGGCGAACCCCCGGCACCAGCCCTCGAAGCGGCGCAGCGCCTCGGCCGGCTTCAGGCCGTAGACACCGATCCCCAGCCGGTCGCGGAAGGTTTCGGCAAGATAATCGGGATCGAGGCCCGGCGCTGCGGCGCGCGCCACCGCGAGCAGCTTGTCGCCCAGCGCCGAGCTGCCCCAGCGCAGCGATCCGCTTGGAAAGCGCTCGGTCGAAACCACGGCCGTCGCCGCTGCGATGACGCGGCGCACCTCGGCAGGCGGCGCTGCGTCGGCTCCGTCGGCTGCGGGGGCTGGCCCGGGCTCGGTACGCACCACGCCCACCAGCGGCAGCTCGCGCTCGCGGACCTGGTTATACTCGCCGTTCGCCAGCCGCCCCAGATTGTCGGGCTTGATGAGTGCGGCGAAGCTCATCCGGATGCCCGACTGCGTCTGGCCGGTGACGAGCGGCGAGGCGGCGGCGCGGTCGATCAGCTTGACGCACTCGTCCAGCCCGTACTGGCGGATGGCGCGCGCCGCGTCGGCATAGGCGCCCGCCGTGATCGGCCCGTGCTGCGGGAAGAGGCTGCCGCGCCCATCCCCCTGGTGGCTGCGCCACTTCGCCAACATCGCAGCAACACCCGTTTCCTCGTCCGAAGCCTCGTGTGTGTGTGTGTGTGTGTGTGTAATATCCTGATTGGGGGTGTGGGGGAAAGGTTTCAGTGAAACGCCTGAAACGCTCAAGCGCGCCTCGATCCGCTGCACCGCCTTCAGCCGCTCGCGCCGCCGCTGCGTGCGGATCGTCGCGGGATTGCGCCATTTTTCCTGTCCCGCCGCGAATCCCATCGGCAGCGAGCCCTGCGCGTGCGCACCCGTTTCAAGCGTTTCATGAAACGCCTGTTGAAGCGCCGCCTGCTCTGCCATGCGGTGGTCGCGCGCCTGGTCGGCAAGCTCGACCGCGCGCGCGATCAGCGCCCGGTCGACCCCCGCCGACGCCAGCTCGCGGTAGAGCTGAGCGAAGCGCGCGGTCCTCGATTGCGCGGCGCGCACCGCCGCCTCGATCGTGCGGTCGCACGCACCCTCGCCGACGAGCGCGCGCACCAGGTCGCCCAGCGTCACCGCCCGACCTCGCGCGCGCGCATCGCCTCGGCCCAGAAGCCGGCGCTTCGGGTCATCAGCTCGGCGCCAGCGCGTAGAGGACCGCGCGCGCCGCAGACGCGGGTGCATCCGGCTGCCAGCAGGTCGTCGCGGTCGGCGACGATCACGCAGGCGATCGCCAGCCGTTCGGGATGGCCCGCGCACAGATGCAGCGCCAGCGCTTTGGTCTCGTCGGATGCCAGCTGTTGGATCGCGCTGGGCGGCGCGTCGCGCAACTCGTGGCGCACCGGTGCGGGCGGAGGCGCCAGCCGGTCGGCCCAGCGCCGCAGCGATGCCGCTAGGGCACGGCGTCGCCGCTGAGGTGGGGCAGATGTTCCTCGATATTCGCGCGCGCTGCTTCGCATTGCGGTTTCTCCGTATGATCCACGCGCCCGTCTGCTGCGGCGGCGAGCATCACTGCCACCGCCCTCACCACCTCTGCGCCCCGAGCGGGAAGGCTCACGCCGTTCGCCGCTTCTCCCACCGCCGACGCGCTCAGCCCCGCGAGCCGCAGGGCTCCGATGGTCGCGGCCTGCGGCCCCATGACGGCCAGCACAGACAGCAGCTCGTCGCCGCGCCAGCGCTTCTCCCCCGTCATCAGCTTGTAGAGGCGCGCGGAATCGAGCCCTGCGTCGCCTGCCAGTTCGTCGATCGTCTGCGCCTTCTGAACGGCCGTGTGCAGCCGGATCGCGCGCGCCATCGCGTGGGTCAGCGCGTGCGGCGCGATGAGACCGTGACGCGGTTCGGGGCTCACCGGAGCTGAACCCTCAGCTCGATGTCGATCCGATCGCCACCGTGGGCTTGCTCGAAGAGCGCGAGGCGAGCGCTAGCGCCCCGCAGGACCGTGTTCGACAGCTTGGCCAACCGCTTGGCGATTTCCGGTAAGGTGGCCCCGTCCACGACCGCGTAGGCCTTGCACAAGTCGACCAGCGCCGACGGCGGCTCGGGGCAAGTGGCGGGCGACATTGCCCCGGACTGCGGCTGCCCGTCGTGGCTAAGCTCGGCAGCGTGATCCTTCATGCTTGCGTTTCCCGCGACCGCAAAAATGTCTCCGCCTCAGCCGCGGCGAGCTCGTCGATCGAAATCGCATGGCCGGTGAGCGCCGTGGCGTCGCGGACCTTCACCCAATATTCCGATGGGATACGGCCGCGATTGCGCCATTGCTGCACCGTGCCGCGCTGTTCGTCGATCGCGCGCGCGAAGTCGGCCACCGTCGGCCAAAGCTGGAAGACGCGCTCGAAGGTGTCCACGCGCCCGTGATACGCCACGTATTGGAAGATGCAACCCGTCACGCGTCGGTGGTGCCGCTACGCTGTGCATCGATGAGCACGCCCAACGAACGGTTGCGTCAGGCGCGGATCGCCGCGGGCTTCCAACACGCGCGATCTGCTGCCGAACGATTCGGCTGGCCCGATCCGACCTACCGGAGCCACGAGAACGGCGCGCGCTCGTTCTTCGATATCGCCGACGCCGAGCGCTACGCCAAGGCGTTCCGCGTGCCGCTGCACTGGCTGCTGGGGTTGTCCGCCGATCCACAGCTGTCGATCGTGAGGCAGCCCAGCGTCGAGGCGATGACCGAGGTGCTGGCGGCCGCGATGCGAGTCGCGGGAATCAAGCCCCCGAGCCTCCCGCTTCTTCAAGAAGTTGCCGGGATCGTGCGAGAGACGCTCGAAGCTCTAGGCGAAGATCAAGCGCTCGGCGACGATCCTTCCCACTCAGGTGTGGTAACTCGGACGATAGCCTTGCGTCGGCGGCGGCTAGCCTCCTGAGCGCGATTTCGGTGAGCGTTCTGGTGATTGAGGTCATGTTCCCTTCCCGCGAGAACGGATAGAGAACGCGAATGCGGCGGCGTTCGCAAGGCCGCCAACAGGTCACAACCCGCCGGGAACGTAAATGTCCATCGCGGGCAGCGCGGTTGCCAGCGTGTGGCCGCCATAGGCGCCCTTGACGACGACCATGGGGTTGTCCTCGCCGGCGTCGTAGGCGCTGACGGCGACGCAGCGCATCAGCGACTGCTTGTAGTCCCAGCGATAATCCAGCCACCGGCGCTCGTCGGCGACGATCTCAGTACCGCGCGGCTCGTCGATCAGGTGATTGCCAACCGCTTCGCCGAGCAGGCTTGGGCATCCCGCGACGGTGGAGACGTCGAAAATCGCTCGGCGATTGACCGGCGCAGAGTTGGAGTTGGTGCGTGCGAACACCTCGATCAGGATCGCTGGGCCGACAATCAGCCCGATCTTGGTCCCCGTTGCCCGTGTCGCCCAGACCCGTGCCAGCCCGGCGTAAACCGACCTGGTGTTCAGCCATGCCGACCGGAAGAGCTGTGAAGCGCGGGCGACCATCGCCTGCGCTTAGCACGTCGCCTTACCCCGCCGAATAGGCCCAGCGTATCGGCGAGCGCGCAAACCATCGTGAAATTGCGATACATCCGGTATTGCATTGCTAGAAACACTGTGTATCGTGCACAGCGTCGCCCTCTGGTGGGCGGCTGGGGAGGATCGCCAACACAGGTTTCGAAAAGCCCACGCGCCCGAGGGGCCGCCGTGATCCTGCCGCAAGAGCTGTCCCGCTCGGTGTTCAGGCTCCGCGCCCCCGTGAGGCTCTGCCAATCCAGGAGGCAGTCGGGGCCCGGGCGGGCTCGCCTCCGCGATCCCTCCCCATTTCCATTCCGACGAAGGACGCCCCATGACGAACCTCGGTACCCGCATCCGCACCGCGCTCGACGCGCTGTCGGGCAACCTCCGCGCCGATCTCGACGCGAACACCGGCGCCGACACGCGCCGTGACGAGGCGCTCGCCACCGCCACTGCTGCCATCGCCGACGTCGGCCGCCAGACGACCGAGCTCAAGGCCGAGGTCGACCGCCTCGCCGCGCGCGCCGAAAGCGGCAGCCTCATCAGCGCCGAGGATTTCGCGCGCGTGAAGGCCGCAGTCGACAGCCTGGACGCAGCCTTCCCCGACGACACGCAGGCCGCCGCCGCCGAGACCGAACCGGCGAGCGCCTGA